ATCGAGGTTTTAGACCTGAAGCTGCTTGTGGACCTGTTAGAAAAGGACCATAATGAGTTTATTGACCGGATGCATGAGCATTACAACGAAAAAGCCAACAATTGACAGGAAATAGGAAGACTAAAGTACGTTCACCCTTACTCTAGGGCGGAAGTAGGCCGACGCGGAACGGAACGTTCATCTCGGTTTGACCTTTGTGTCCCGAGACGCAAACGCCGACTGAAGGAACGCGCTTTTGGTGTAAAATTCACTACAAGCGGAGCTTCTGATCATGTCCACCTTGACCTATCGCGGCAACAAATACGAGAAGCGGGGCTTTTCGAACGAGCTAGTTCGAGCCCAATACGCGCTTCAAGAGCTGCAGAAGGAAAAGGAAGCACTTAAGGTGCTTCTTTCCAAGACCCACTGAGTAAAAACAGGCCCTCCGGGGCCTTTTTTCTTGGAAATTTATAAAAGAATCAGCATTGAAAATGAATTTAGAAAAACAAAGAAGAAAATTAGCAATGCTGATCGAAAGAGCACAGCAATCCTTGACCAGAAAAGAGTCCCTCGAGATTCTAGAAAAGTACAAAAAGCAGACTCGTAAAGTAAGAAAAGGCGAATTTGCTGAAAAAATCAAGAAGGAAGACTAAGCCAAAACAGGATGCGACGTGGCTAGCCCTTTACTTGAGTACGCTAATTCCAGAGTTCGCCTCCGTAGCGCCGCTGTGCTTACCAGAGATGCAGATGGTCGCCTAGAAATCAGTGATGATGCTTATTATCTGATTATTTGCTACATGAAGAGGGCGCAATATACAGGTGTTACGTCTGGTTCAAGAAAGATCCCTCTTGCCTCCGAATTGAACGGGGAGATGCTTCCAGGTGCTAGCGGTGACGAGTTTTACTATCGCGGGTTTGGTTTGCAATATTCCTCGATTAGTTCGGCCTATGACTGGTTGGCTGCCGACATTTCCGACCTGACCTTTACTGATCTTGATGGCTCAGAGACCTTCCTGAGGCCCCAGAGGGAGGTTGACTTCATGTTTGGGACTCAAGGGTCCATGCATGGGACGATCGAGCGCTCAAGCGGCAAATTCGGGGGTTCTGGGATCGATAAAATCATTTATCCAGCGATTGGTGTTGAGCTTCAGATCGCTGGTGCGGAGATATTGGACTAATGGATCAATTCAGAAAGCTCGACAAAAAACTGGCAAAGTTCGAGTCCGCTGTAGAAAAAATTGAAGACAACCGTTCGGCTGAGGGGTTTATTGGGATCGGGTTGAAATTAAAAGATAATTCAAAATCTGCATTAGATAAGATTTCAAGACAGGTTGACGCGATCAAGCAAAATATTGACGATAGTCATGCTTATGCCATGACTCAAGTAGGTATTAAACTAAAGGAAGCTCTTGATGACGCTTTAGCTGCTGAAAGCTGGAATTGGTTGGATGGCACACGGGACATTGTGGACAGCGGTGAATTAATGGCTTCTGGCAGTGTTCGATACGACAAGAATTCAGATCAGTTAGTAATTGAGTATGACAATGACTATGCGGGGATCGTTCATTATGGCGGTTATATAAAGTCTGGATACAATGCAAGTGTGCAAATCTTTTATCCTGCAAGGCCCTGGATCCAATCTGTACTGCAGGGAGGCAATGGTATTCAAAGATTTGATTTTGGCGCTCACTACACTGAGGCTTTCTTCAGAGTTTTCGAAAGCTAGGTATCCTAATGCGCTTTAGGGACCAATATGCGTACTCTTCCCTTTGTTGTTCAACCGAAGAAAGCTTTTGAAAAAGTCCAGGTTGGTAATGAGGAATGGGGGATCTTGGAGATTGAGAAGCGCGGTTATTTAACAGTAAGCGAGAAGGCTTTTGTAGATGGCGTTACCCAAGGTACTGATGCGGTTAGTTCGATCGTTGCGCTGGCGACAAGGATTAGTGCGAAAACGAATGAGACTACAGAGAGTGTCTATCAAGCAATTATGGCTGCGTTGCAGACGGAAGTTTCAACTCCTCTGGCCAAAAAAATCAAGAAAGAGTACTCAGATGAATTGAGTACTCTCATCTCGAAAATGCAGGATTCGGCTCAAAAAAGAGCCATCGCTGCAGCGACAATCCTTATCCAATCAAGACTTGATCCTGAGTGGACAGTCGACGACACGTTATCTCAACGGCCAGAACTAATTGATGATCTATCAAGTTTTTACACGAGCGAGGAAATCGGGGAGCCTTATATTCAAGGATCCAAGGAAAGTGAGAGCGAAGAGGCAGAAGCAGATCAAGAAAGCGAAACAGTGGCAGAAATTGTGGGAAAGTCAACAGAGGGGAATGGGGGCAAGTAATCCCATTTGAGACTATCTTCTGGGATTTGAAGTATGCTTTTCTAGGTGATCCAGAGTTTACCTTTGGCTCTTATTGGGACCTGCCAGTCCCTTATGTCCTAGAAGCTTTTGAGTTCTCTCAAAAGCAGAAAAGAAGAGACCTGCATTCCTCTGAAGCCCCAGTAGCGTTGCTGACTTCAGTCATGGCAAACGCTAATAGGGATTCAAAAAAGAAAAAAGAACCTTACACGATGGAGGATTTCTTCCTGTTCAAACCAATAGAGGACAGGAACATTCCGACAAATGTCTACGGTGCTGCTGCCATGGTCTTAGCAGAGAAGAGGTTGCTGCCTACTTGGGCTCTGTTTATTTACAAAGATCTTAAGGAAGCGGCCTCTGGTCCTGCCCCTCAACTCCTGGCATTCCTTGGGGAAGACGCAATTATCCTTGCCCCACAATTCGGGCCTGACTATGTCAAAGGCATGGTTGTGGGTAAGGAGTCGGCGAGGGCCAAGCGCCGGACCCTCACCTCTCCTTGCGGTAAAACCATCTACGTAGAAATCCCTGATATATCAGGTAAGTTCTTTGCAGAAGAAGATCTACAGATTCCGCTAATTAGCTAGCGACAGTCTCTAGTATCTCAAGGTTGTTGCAGCCGGTAAGTAGCCAGTTCTTGATTCTTCTCTCATTTAGTTCTGAGTAGAAGTACTGGCGACGATACCAAAGCAGCCACTCCTCTGAACCTTTTGAGTGATTGCAATCCGCGCATGCGGGAATGCAGTTCCGTGTCGTATCTTCCCCGCCACGGCTTTTTGCTTTAACGTGATCAACAGTTAAAGACTTCGAATCGATAGGAGTGGAGTCACAGTACGCGCACCTGTTTCCCCATGCTTCGCGGATAGATTGTCTCCACAAGCGCTTTGCTTCTTTTCTTGTCATGGCCTCAAGGTTATAAAGGTAATCCCTGGCCCTTTCGCGGGGCCGAGCAGAGAGGCTCATCGTCAGTCCGGCAGGAATGGATAGACGACGTAACAGCAGATCGTCATAAGCATTCTTGCGGTTGCCTTATTTTTCCGGGTAGGCAAACTAAACCGCAGATCAAGTGACTACAAGTGGAGCAAGTTTTTCCAGATTCTCCAGGTGTGATCTACAGGCTCTTGGCTGCAGATTCAGAGTTTCAAGGGTACGTAGGTTCTTATAAGTTTGCAAACGGTCAAGTCGAAGATGCTATATCGTTATTAACGCCTGGCAGCAAGATTCCATCCCTAGAAACTGTTACTGGAGTTGAGTGTATTATTCACGAGATCTCAGATATCAAAAGAATGGATTTCGTCAATGACGAATCTAAATTCATTAAAAACTGGAAAGTGTTCCTGGTGGCTTGGGACCCTGCCAATGGGCAGGATGTAGAGCAGGCAGCAACTCGGATCATGGAGCTCTTTAGAGGAGCTACCTGTCAGCAAACAATTAGAACTTCTGAAGGCTCTACCGCAAGAGTTCAGACGGTCGTCACCATTCCTTCAGACATGCCGTTAGACGTAGAAGGCATGGCGGTTTACGGTCCTCAACCAACAATCACAATTAACACAAACCTGCCTTACGTTGGGCCTGGAACGACTGTCAACCTTTCTTGGGTTATCAGTTCGGCTGACTCCGCGACAATGGATAACGGGATTGGCTCTATCAGCCTGACTGATAACGAAGACGTCGTTGTAGACAAAACGACTACTTTCACAATTAATGCATCTAGCGAATTTACTAGTGCCTCTGCAGGTATTGAGATTGTTGTCTTTGACCCAGTCGTGAGTTCTTTCTCTTCCACGACAACAGGGAATCCTAATGAGTACATCATCTCTTGGACAACCTCCCATGCGCAAGAGATTAAGTTCCTTGGCCGTTACGACTGGCCGCTGAACGGCAGTACAACAGTGACCGTCAATACTGAAACGGTGTTTGAATTAGAGGCAATCAGCACTCAATCTTCAACTACTGCGAGTTTGACAATTACCCCTTAATGATTAGTTGCCAAAGAAACATAGAGACCCAGATCTAGAAATAGGAAGTCTTTGTATTGGCACTCTATAGAAGAGGGGTGGAACCCCCGATTTTGTTGTTTCGGCTGGATTTAGTCCAGATTTCTACTCCGTGGCAAATTATTCCGCAGCTTTTGGCTACGACGTTTACCTGCTGCCTGTTGCTTCTGCCCAGGTTGACATTGGTTTCACCGGAATCACCAGCGCAACTGGTACGTCTTCTGCTACCGCTTTCCTCGCAACCGACTCTGCAACCCTCGGCGACGAACTGAACGTTGTGCCTGCAGATTCGACTATTGCTTATAACAGCACCACTGGCGTCTTCACCGTTGAAGGCACCACTTATACCATGGACGGCACCGACGCTCCTCTGCGTCTTTATGGCCTGACCAACGCGGCTCTGGAAACTGATACTTCTTCCGAAGACGTCGTTACCTACGACGACGAAACTAAAGGCTTTAACACTTCTATCGCTACTTCCAAGTCCTGGAGCGTGAGCCTCGAGGGCGTGGCTGACTTCCGCGACGCTGGCTACCAGGTTCTGCGCCTGACTGAGCAGAACACCGTGGCTAACAGCCTTCGCGTGAAGTTTGTGAGAGTTGGTCCTACCGGCACTGACGAAGCTGTGTACGGCTACGGCACTCTGCAGGGCTATTCCGAATCGATCGAAGCTGGCTCGATCGTGTCCTGGTCCGCAACCCTTACCGGTTATGGCAGCTACCAGCTTGCACTCGACGCTAACCCCTGATAATACGTCAAAAGCAAGTTCTGAGGGGCTCTTTGAGCCCCTTTTTACTTGGCAGACTAAATCAGCATAGGGTTGTCTGTGGCCAAAGAAGTCGTAATTGAATTTGGCATAGAGGCTAAGGCTGATGCGGCTAAAAGAAAGCTAGAAGGTTTCAAGGGGAGTGTCGAAGACCTCCGCGAAATCCTTGCTGAGTTCGGCGGCACAGTCAAACTTATTGACGGCTCAACAGCTCGGGTTGGGCTCGAATTACAGGGCTTTGCGAACGGTCAGGTTGAAGTAAGAGGTTTTAGAAAAGAAGTAGATAAGACTGGTGATAGCTTCGGAGAAACTACAAAAGCAATTCGAAAGGCAACCAAGGCTCAGGAAGGATCTGTATTAAGTACAAGAAAAGCATTAGCGACTTATAAGCAGGAGCTAAGTCAGCTAAATAAGTTGGACAAGGCTTATGAAGACAAGGCTAAAGCTGTAGAGAGGGCAACAGTAGCTTTACGCAGAGCTCAAGGTGTTCAGGTAGGCTCAGTCGCTGATCTAAGGGCCGTATCTGCAGAGCTCAGGTCAGAGTTTGAAAATAGGCGACTTTCCAACCAGGAAAGAGAGAAAGCAATAAATACAATTAATGCATTAGCTCGGGCTGAGAGAGAAGCTAGCGGCATTCAGAAAGGCAGTATTTCTGAATTGCAAGCACTGCAATCAGAACAACAAAGACTGGCAGACACACTTACTGTTGGAAGCGAGAAACAGATCCAAGCAGCTAATGCCGCAAAGATCCTTGGCAATCAGATTGCTCAGGCAACACCTAAGACGGCGTCCTTCTTTACTGTCTTAAATAGACTTGCGACTGTTCAGTCGGGCTTGATCGCTGTTCAGTCCGCCATTTCTGCGGTAGCGGGCAGTGTTAACCAGTTTGTTACCCGAATCAAGCAGGTTGAGGCATTTAATCTAGCCTTGAGGAATATCGGGCTAAGTGCTGTCCAAGCAAGTGAATATTTCGCCCAAGCAACTGTAGGCGCAAGCAAGTTAGGAGCTCCGGTTGAGCAGGTCGAGAAGGCCTACAAGAGAATTGTCCCAGCTTTACAGGACATCGGTACAAGCGCAACTGACACCACGAAATTTATTGAGGCCCTTACTGCCCGTACACAGGTCTTAGGCCTCACTACAGAGGAATCTGGGCGGCTTCAAGAAGCGTTCGCACAGGTGTTAGCAAAGGGTAAACTGCAGGCAGAAGAATTAACCCAGCAAATTGCTGAAGTTGACGGAGCATTCAGGACTCAGTTTGCCGCAGCTATTGGCGTCACCTCAGCAGAACTCCAAGAATTAACTAAAAACGGAGAGATTACTTCCGCCAAGTTTGTGGAAGGCGTTCTCAAAATGGAGAACGGAGTCGAGTTGCTGAACCAAAAAGTCAGGACAGGGACTGCGACTATTCAGCAATTCCAAAACCTGATAAGAACTATACAAACTAAGACGATTGAGGGCATAGGAAAAGCTATTGAGCCAGGCATTCAGGCACTGCTAAGAGCTTCGGCAGCTCTTGCTAAGTTCGTGCAAGACCTTTCTAAGTCACAAATAGGGCAGTTAGCGGTCAACGTCTTCAATGAGGTCGCCGAGGCTATAGAAAAAATTATCAATATCGCTATTGCAGCAGGCAATGCCTTAGCAAAACTGGTTCAGCCTTTTGCGTTAATATTAAATGCCTTATCACCAGTTATCTCCGAGGTTATTGTTCTAGCAACTGTCGTAGGGACTGCTACGGCCTCCGTTCGTGCATTTACATTCATCATGAATGTGGCAGCGGGCACTTCTTTAAAGAACTTCGGAAAGTCGGTTCAGTTAGGCGCTCAGGCCTTAGTTGCATTTGGTACTGGTTTAAAAAACTTAGCATTAGGTAAAGCTGCCGTTGGCTTTAGTGATTTAGCCAGATCTACCGGTCTTTTTGTAAAAGCGTTGAAAGTAGATGCAGTATTGAATTTTTCACGAGCTCTAAAAGATCTTGCAAAAGCTAAGGCAACAGCTACGACTGTTGATGCCGTAGCCGATTCAGTCCGCAGGACTGGTTTTTCTGCAGACGCTCTAGGAACAGTCCTTGATTTACTGCCTGGAAAGTTTAGAAATATCAGTAAAGCTGGTCGTATTGGATTTAATAAAGGTGGAATAAAACTACTCGACCCTAAAGAGTTTGAAAAAGTTCGAAAGGCGCAAGGCACAACAAAAGCCCTTGCCATGGATTTAGGGCTAGCAACAGACGCAGCAAAGAAAGGTAGCAGTGGTTTTGCCGAATTCAGCAAAAAGGCCACGCAGGTTACAAATGCCTCCAAGGGGATGGGTGTGCAGGCTCTCTCAGGTGCCGCTAAATTCAGAACACTTGCAGCAGGCTTAGCTAAGTCAACCCTTATTACGGCAGCGCTTTCAGTTGCTTTTGAGGGTGTTGTTCAATCTGTCAGTGGTATCAACGAGGCTCAGGCAACAGCTACAGATGCAATCAAAACGACTGAAGCTACTTTAAATTCTTTAGGCATTAAGGTCGAGGAAACGAGGGGTATTTGGGGTGATTTCTTATACGCTCTTGGGCAAATTACAGGTTTCAATGCAATAATGGGCGTTCTAGACGGTATCGGCAAAGCGGTAGATTTCGTCTTTAAGCCTCTGAGGAATTTTATGTCAGAGCTAGGGTTCACAAGGAACCTCGAAAGATTTGGCAAGTTAGCTGAGGAAACTAGCAAGAAGGCGAGAGAGTTTGGTTTAAAAGGATTAGGAGATCTAAGCAACATTCAGAATGTTACCAGAGAGAATGCTGATAAGCTTATCTCAAGCTACGCCGCATTGCGTGATGGTTATGACGCTACAGCAGGCAAGGTCCAGGAGTTAATTGTAGCTGAGAAGGCAAAACAAAATCCAGACGAGGCTGAGATTGAAAGACTTGGAAGACAGAGAGATGCATTATTAGATAGAGCTGCCGCATTTGAAATTATGCGCAGACGACTTGAAGCGAATATCGATAAAACCAAAGAGTCTACTAAGGCAAATAAAGAGGAGTTAAGTGTTGTTGAGAAGCTAAATAGAGCTTCCTCTCGGGCCAATGAGGCTACGGAGCTTGGGGCTACTAGGCTAAGAGCAGACTTTCAGAAGGAGTTCAATAATGGGCTGATTACTGAAAATGAGCTGAAGCTTAAGAATGCGGTCGTTGACAAGGAGACAACAAAGAGGCTTCTTCAGAATGAAAAAGATAAGCTCAAGCAAATCAGGACTACTCAGGCTGGGGCCTTAAGGGAAATTCCCAAGCTGCAAGATGCTGAGATGGCATCGATGCAAGAGATTGCGGACTTAGAGAAGACGCTTGCTGAACAAAGTACAGCATTAAGGAAGGCAGAAATCGAGAGGATTGATGAGGTAATTAGCAAAGCCAAGGAATTGGCTAGTGTTTATCAAAATACAGCGTCAAATCTTTCAAGCGCTCTTAATGACCTCAGTGGAGCGAGTGACGAGGCCTTAGAAGGCATAAAGGACAGCATCAGCGCTGAACTTAAAGAGAGCTTCGTCCTTACTGGTGATCCTCGATTCTTGCAAGAGTCCCTTAACGTTCAAGGTCGCATCTTGAACGTCCAATACACAATAGCTAGAGTCAAGCAACAGATAGAGCAGCGAGAGCGTCAGTTCCAGCTTGAGATGCAAAGGATTGAAATTCAGAGAGCTCTACTTAGAGCAAGGTCTGGGCCAGACACTGCTCAATCAAGAAAAGAAATCTCACTTTTAGAAAGCCAGCTCGGATTAATTAATCAACAGCAACAGATTGTAAAAGCTACGAACAAGTTAGAAGACTTTGCTTTAGAAAGCCAGTTTAGCAAGACACAAAGAATATTGAATTCTAAGAGGAAGATGAATGATCTACCTCCGATTAGGATTGTCGACGAAACTTCGAAAGAAGAGGCTTACGCTCTCCTCGGAGATATAGAGACGAATATTACTGGTTTAGCTCAAAGGGCTGGTAAGGCAGTTGGATCTAATCTCAAAGATGGCATTGAAGTCATGCAGGACGGAGTTGATCAGGCCAGCCAAGAGCTCGCTAATGCAGGAGAGCAATCCAAGGCCTTCTTCGGAAACGTGCAAGGAGCTCTTGAAAAAACGAACCGAGAAGTTAAAAACTTAGCTGGAAAGAATTATGGATTAGACGTTGATAAGGAAATAGCTGAAATGCGTGACCTGAAAGACGCTATAAACAGCACTGGCAATGACGTTACGTTTTTAGGGCAAGCGTTCGAGGGCTTAAAGCCGGGTCTCGAAAGTGTTGTGAATTTATTTGGCGGGATAGGGGGTGTTGCTGTTACCACTCTTCCTAAAATTGAAGCTGTTAATGAAGCTCTCAAGAAGACGGCTGGCTTCATGGCAGGAGGAGGCTCTGGCGTTGATGGGGTAAGAGCTACTGGCGGTCCTGTTCAGTCTGGTGGAACGTATCTTGTGAACGACGGAGGAGGCCGTGAGGCTTTTGTTGATAAGTTCAACAATGCGAAGCTCTTGCCTGCCGGAAGAAACATCAAATGGAGAGCTCCGAGTGATGGTTACGTGATACCTGCTGAAGGTACAAAGACTCTTATTCAGAACAGCAAGGTCAACGCAAAAATCGCTGCTGTTTCTGCAGCCTCGAGGCCTGGCCACTTGAGCGCATCTAACTCTTCAGGCATGTCCAATGCTGGCAACCTAATAAAGCAAATCGGCTCAATAATGAGTGGCGAAGGTGGTACTCAAAGAATTACTAACCACGTTACTATTCAAAGCCAAAGCCCTGTGATGGACGCCTCCAAGATCATGGCAAACGTGACAAGATTCAAGGCGAGTCGGAGGATTTTTGACTGATGGCTGGCTTTCTTCGCTTGACCTATGAAGGTACATCCGTTGACCTGGATGAATTCACTGATACAGAAGTTCCTGGGGCTGTGGTTAGCCAAGCTTCGCTAGAGTTCACGGCTCTTGGTGTTGCCTACTCTACTGGGCCTGCTTCTAGGCAAAGAAAAATGTATTCAGTGTCGAGTTATGTGACTAAGTCTCAGTGGAGCTCCCTGAATACAATTTTCCAGTCATGGGACCAAGACAGAGCAAATGGTGCGAATACTGCTCTTGTGACACTGCAGGACGGGTTACTGTTTCCGTCTAGTCCAACGACAATGAAATGCTTTTTTACGGAGCCTCCTGCGTTATCTAAAGTTACAGCTTCGAACAATAACTTATTTGTTACTTCTTTCGTTCTCATGGAGGTTGGCTGATAATGACAAGTACATTCAGAGATTTCAGAACGACTTCTGGTTACAGCACCGCTCAGGCTAAATCTAATTTTATTAACACAAGCGGAAAAGTTAAAGTTTGGATAGCAGGTAGAGACTATAGCGATTATTTAATTTCTGGATCTTTGAATGAAGACTCTGTATTAACAAACAGAATTATTGGATGCTCAGGCACGATAGTCCTCGGAGGAGGCTTGAAGAATCCGGTCATCAGAGAGCATCCGATTGACCCTGGGACGCTGGTCAGCGTGAAAGTGCAGACAGCTCCTAACAGGATTTCCACGCATCCTAAAGGAAAGCTTTTTGTTATAAGTAGCAGCCTTGACACTGAAGGTCAAACTGTAACGCTAGAAGTTGGAGACAAACTTCATGTTCTGAAGACCTTTAGAGAGTCTTTCCCTAATTACATCGAAGAATTAGTAGACAAAACCTTCACCAAGTTTAAATCAATGTATGGCGCCACTGGCGCGATTGATGCCATTTTTGATATTGAAAAACCATATACCATTTCAGATTTAGAGTCTCTACTGGAGCTTATAGGAGCCAGTATTCACGCATGGAAAGATGGAAGCATTCAGTATATCAACATGACAAACCGGGGAGGAACCATGTCCTCCAGATTCAGTGGAGGAACTGGATTAACTTTTGTCGATACTGAGAATTGCATTTCTGTCAGCAGCATTACAGAGACTGCTTCTCTGTCTCTGCCTTCTTCATATAAGCTTGAGCTGAATCTTTCTGTTCCAAAAGAGGAGGAAGAAGATCCTGAAGATGAAGAGCAGGAAGATCCGGATCCGCTCCAGCCAGAGCCTGAGACGATTTACGTCAAAACAAAATACAAGTATTTGTTACCTCTGAAAGACTGCCTCAAGACGTACTTTGGGAAAGTCACAGTAATTAATGAAGAGAAAATTTATAGATGTGGCAAGATCTTAAGCCCGGAATATATCACAGCTAGGCAGAATCTTTTTAACTATATAAACAATCCAAGCACAGAGATATGTGATAAGCCTCTAACGGTTGAGGAGATGTACGAAAATGTCGAAGAGAAATACGACTTTAAGGTTGAAGGTAAGCTCGAGATTAAAGACTTGTATTTTTCTGACAAGATTGTCAAGCATCAAGAGCTAAAACACGAAGGCCCTGGAAAACAGCTTAGCTACGAAAAGACGTATGAAGAGATGAGCCTGTGGAGGTTCGCCGATGGTGCTATCTCTGCATGGCTGGATAATGCAAGCAAAGAGTACGATCTAATTATTGATGAAGCAAATTCAAAATGCCAGGAGATTAACGAATATTGTCAAATTAGAGACGATAACAATATTGATCTTAAATCTGCCGCAGACAGAGCATGCATCACGTCAGAGCAAGCATTATTGATGGATAAAACATTTTTATTTTACGATTGCCTAGCTACTCAAAGAGGAAGAGAGGTCGATGATCTTGTCGTTATTGCCGAAGAAGTAAGAAATGCGGCGGTCAGGTTTATCAATTTCTTCCATAACAAGAGAAGAGAAACTAACATTAGAGAAAGGCAGATAACGTTTGGGGAAGGGGGTGAAGTACTTAAGAGACGTGAAAAGGATATCATCCATGCAGGTGCCTCAAAATTTACGCTTGAGCTTATCAAGTTAGCCGGTCGCGTATTTGAAGAAGAAAGACAGGAAGGGACTGTAATTGACAACAGGAAGAAAAGAAAGTGGGGTAGATACGACTTCAGTCCACCACCAGCGGTTATTTCCGGCTGGCCTGATCCGGACGTGTCTTTTTCTGTTGGCGACTTTACTGTTAATGGATGGCCGAGGTATTTTGACAGATCAGTTACTACGCAAACTTTTGAGTATGACGCAGATCAGATAACTGAGAAAACGTTTAAGGAAGACAATGAAAATCCTGAGAACAATACTGTTACCATAAAGACATCTACTGACAACTCGACAGCGGCTGTCGCTGAACCGAGGAATAAGAAGATTTTGAGCAAGGAAGACGATTTAGATGGTGATGGCATCCTTGATGAAAACGATGATGACATCGATGGAGATGGCGAGAACAATGATGTCGACCCAGACCCCAGAGACCCAAATGTTAATTCGAAAAACTACCTAGAAAAATGCAATGTCCCGACAGAGACTGTTGAGAAGGAATATGCAGTATTCACCAATGCTGATTCCGCCTACAAGTTTGGAGAGTTAGGGACTATGCAGGACATTATCGAGACGATCTCGATGCCATTGTCTTTCAAGCCGCTGCTGCCGGAGGAGATGAGCATGTCGGAAGTAGCCAAGTATATTTACGGTGATGAGAATGTGATCTTGAATCCAAGTACCTGGACCTGCGAGACGCTGT